CATGTGTCCGGCACTTTCTTCGGCTCGATCTCGTATGCCGCCAGCGCGGAGGCATAGGACGTCAGCTTCTGGATGAGCGCGCCGCGCTCCTTCTCGGTCCCGCTCTGGTACTCGTCGGACTGCATCAGATCCCCGACGCTCCCGTACACGATCCCGGTCCATGTCTTACGGTACTGCTTCTTCTGCGCATCCGTGAGCTGCAGCGTCTGCTCCGTGTCGTCTTCCATCCATTTCAGCTCGTCCGGTGCATCCGACGGGACGGCCCACGTCCATCCCTTTTCGTTCGCCAGCTCCAGCGCTCGGGCATTTTTCAGGCCCGTTCTGCTGGTACCGCTCGCGTCGTCGGAATCCATCTCGCTGAGCATCGTGTGCCACTGGATATAATCCGCGATCTTGACGCCCTCTCCGCTGAGCGTTCTGGCATCATCGATCCACCCGTCTGCCGTTTTCTCCGGTACGACCTTCTCGGCCGAAAGCCCGTTTGCATAGGTATACAGGTTGTTGAGCATTTTTGTCTTGGTCTTGTCGTCCGCCTCGTTGTAGAGGTCAGACTTCAGCAGTGCCCCGACCGCTCCGGAGACGATCTTGCTCCACTCCTTCTTGTACGTCTGCTTCTGGCTGTAGTCAAGCTGTTCTGTCGCCTCCTCGCCGTTGTCATCGGTGTACTTGATGGCGTTCGGCACGGCTGCCGGGAGCGCCCCGGTCCCGCCTGCAAGGTAGAGCCTTGTCAGTTCCTCCTTGTCCTCGTCGCTCATGTCCTCGGTGCGGTTGTCGAGCAGCACGCCGATGTCCGCCTTGATGTCCAGCACGGACGACTTGGAGAGCGCGTTCCGGTCGACCTCGTCCCAGATGTTGTCGTACTCTGCCATGAGTTCCGGCGCGACCCATCTCGGCAGGACCTGCACATACTTTTCGACGTTTTTGAGCGGCAGGCCCATGACCGTGGATGCCTCCAGCGCCAGATCCTTCAGCGCACCGGGAGCAAGCTCCCATTTGCCGTTTTTGAGGATCTTCGCCGTGCTGATCGCGCTCTCGGCCGTGTCTGTCAGCAGCTGCAGCGCGTTGACGTCAGGCCCGTACCACGTCTCATCAAAGGCGATGGACTCCACAAGGCCCACCAGCTCCTCACCGGCGATGGAGATACCCGCGAGACCCTCCACCATGCCGAGCCCCAACTGTTTCATGACCTCGCCCCAGTTCGGGCCGTCCTCGTCCCACAGCTCATCTCTCCGCCGCAGCGCATTGATCATGACGCTGATGGAGGCTGACACAAACTGCGATGCGATCACGGCCGCGCCGGACCTTGCCAGTTGCTTCCGCGCTGCGATCATCGCCCTGCGGTTCTCGGCCGTCTTGTTCTGCAGGTAGGCCGCTCTCGCCGCCTGGTACTTGCCTTGCCCCTCACGGAGCAGGTTGAAACTCTGGAAAGCGTCCGCGCGGAACATCGTCATAAATCGGCTGATGTTGTTCGGATTCGCGCGGGCGACGGCCGCACGCTCCAGAATGCTCGAGTTGGACTGCGTGTCCAGCACGACCTTGTTAAACAGCGTCGCGACCTTCGTCCAGTAGGCATCCGTCCCGCTGTTGATCTCCTCGGACGTGCCCGGCGTCAGCCCTGTCGTGCGGCTCACGTTCCGTTCGCAGGCCAGCATCAGGCGGCGCGTGATAAAGCTGTCCATTGCCTGCGCCCAGTTGTAGCCGAGCGGCAGCTTCGTCACGAGCGCCTCGTTCGTAGTCAGGTCGTGCAGCTCCTGCGTCGCGTTGCCCTGATTGCGGTACCAGTAGACGGAGCTGTACTGTCCGAGCGTGTCCGTGCTGACCTTGCCCTTCATGCCCCGCAGCAGGCCCGCTGCAAGATCGCCGGGGCTGAGATATGCCATGGCTGTTGCATAGCTGCCCCACTGCTTGAGCATGGAGCTCGGGTTAAACGAGATCACCGCGCTCGCATACTGGCCGCGCAGCCAGCCGAAGAACCCGGAAAACGCGTCCATGTCCTTCCCGCTGCGCTGGAGGTCCCCGACGAGCTTTTCGATGTAGTTGATGGAGCTTTTACCCCACTTCCCGGCGATCACATTCCGCACGCTTTCTGCGCTCTGCGTGCGGATCGCGCCACCGCCCTCCTTGCTGCGCTCTCGTCCGAGCAGCCTGTCCGTCTGCGACAGCCGGACCTTCCCGGCGTTTTCGTAGTAGGTGCTGTTCATAACGGCGTTCAGGTCGCGGATCGGCAGCGCCAGGCCGTAGTATTTGCTGACGGATTCCACGCTCCGCTGGAACGTCTGCGAGGCGTCCTGCAGCAATACAGGGTTCGCGCCCTTCCCGGTTCTCTGCTTCAGAAACCCGAGCCCGGTCAGCGAAATGTCGTTGCGCACCTGATCATTGTCCTGCACGGTAAACGCGCGGTCGGATTCGATCGGGAAATAGTTTTTGACCATGGCCCTCTCGTAGCCATCCATGATCATGGATACCTCGTTGATCGCGTTTTTGGCCTGCCCGTCAAAATACTTGCTCAGGATCGCGGCAAACTGGATCTCCTGCGCCGTTGCGCCTCGCACGATATCCCGCACAGCCTGCGGCGTCAGCGTCACAACGTCTCCGCGCGCATATGCCTCAGAGATGTTGCCCTTCTTGTAGAGCGCACGGTTCGGCACGCGCATACCGCCCTCGGCGATATGCCGCAGGTTGTTCTCGTTTTTGCTGTGCATGATCAGGGAGACGCGCATCATCGGGGTCATGGTCAGCTCATTGATCGCGCTCGCCGTCCCGTCCTTAATGACGGCCGCGCCGCGCGGCGTGTCGACTGTGATCCACTGCGCATCCTTTCCGGTTGCGCTCTCGACCCATTTCTTGTTTGCCTTGTCCGCGAGGAATCCGTTAAAGAGGCCCTGCGCCCGCATCTCATACAGGCGGCGTTTTTCCTCCCCGCGTTCCAGCCCGTGCAGCAGCTCGGCTGTCGCGCCGTCTTCCTTCCAGCCTCCCAGTTCCAGGAAAAATCGCTTCGCGTCGGTCTGCATCAGGACAAAGTCTCTGGCCTTGCCTGCGTTGCTCCCCTTCGCGGCCTTTACTTCCTTTCGGACGTTCTCGGCCATTTCAGACACTGTCTCGCGGCGCACGGTCGCGAGCATCTGATTCCGATTGCGGATCTGCGTTGCTACCGCCGTGATGTCCTGCGCAAGCTGCCGCACCTCGTCCATGTCGTCCATGTTGTCGATGCGCTTCTTGTCCAGTCTGGCCAGCCGGTCCTCTACGTCCTTATCGCGGATAAAATTCTCGCCCATGGCTTCCATGGCCTGCCGGTAGCTCAGCGCAAGCTCCTGCAGATTCTCGATACCGTCCGGCGTGATGCTTCTTGCCACGAGATCGATGTTGCCGATGACCTTCTGGATCGCGGTCCGCTGCTCCGCAGATGATTTGTTCGCCATGCGGCTCAGCTGCTTTGCGCTCTTGAGTAGCTTCTCGCGGGCGAGGCTCTCCATCTGCTGCTCCGTCCGGCTGCGCAGTCGGTTCTCGAAATACTGCTGCTGCGCCTGCAGGGACTTTGCCGACCGGGCCGCGAGCTTGACCTCGATGTTTGCCTTCTCACCAAACCGCTGCAGCTGGTCGTCCAGCACTTTCCCCAGCTCCTCGACCTTCTCGCGCATGCTCCAGCTGTAGTCGTCTGCATTCTGCCGGATCATGTCGCCGATGGTCATCTGCTTCCCGTAGCCTTCCGACGCCAGGTTCACGATGTCGCGCAGCTGCTGCTGCAGGCTGCGGGTCGTGTCAAACATCTGCCCGAATTCCTTCTGCAGCTCCGCTGTCCAGCTCTGGATGCTGCGGTATCCGTCCTTGTAGGTAAAATAGATCCCGCTGTCATACGCGCTTTCCTTGATGTCGGCCCACTCCTCGCCGAACGCGGTTCGTACCTCGTCTGGCACTTGGATCCACTTTTCGCGCAGCCGCTGGCTGATCTCGCTTTCCCGGTTGTCGAGCATCTCCCGCTCCGTTCCCAGCTCGATCAGCGTGTCGAGCATCTTGTTGCGCAGTTCGTTTGTGATGGGGCCTTTCTGTCCCTCCTGATAGGCCTGCTCGGCAAGCTCTCGGATCTGGATCGTCGCCTGTGTGCGGTTTGCCTCCGGGACGTTAAAGCTCTCGATCAGCGCGTTCGTCAGGTCTCTCGTGGCCTGACGGGGCTTTTCCTTCATGATCGCCTCTTTGGCTGCCTGATCCTGCTGGCGCTTTTTCTCCTCGCGGGCGGCGGTCTTCTTCTCCTGCAGTTCGTTTTTGTAATCGAGGAGTTCCTGTCGGAGGCCCGTGATGCGCTCCTCGCTCTGCTCTGCCATCTCGCTGGTGAGCGTCCCACCCTGCTTCGCCTGCCGAAGCGCCGCCCGCTCAATGTCGATCTGCTTCTGCAGCTTGTCGACCTTGCGCTGGAGCTTCGCTTCCGGCGTCTTCCGGGCCTCTGCGCGGCGCTGCTTTTCTGCCTCTCGCTTTGCCGCTGCGCGCTTGTTCTGCTCGGACTTGATCATCTGCAGCATGTCTCCGAGGCGCTGGTTGCGGCTCTCAGCGTATTTCTGCACGCCCTCTGTCACGGCCTCGGCCGCCTCATTGACTCGCAGGCCCTCCGACTCTGCCGTCATGCCCTGCTTGACCCGCTCGGCCTGCTTTTTCAGGGCTGCGTCGCTCATCTTGCTGATGGACTGTGCCAGCTCACCCTTTCCCTTTTTCAGGTACTCCTGCAGCTCTGCTTCCGCCTGTGCCTTGAGCGCGTCGCTGCGTGTCGCAGCCTCGGCCCCCTGCACCTGCTGATTAAGTTCATTTAGGTCGTCCGATACCGAGAAACTCGTCTTCTTCTCCAGCGCTTTTCGGAATGCTGCTGCGATATCGCTCTCGACCGGTCCGCTTCCCGAAACTTTTTTATCGTATTCCCCGGATTCCCACTTGACATCTGCGAGAAAGTTTTGTATATTAGTCTGGAAGTCAGAGCTTTGCATGGTTCCCTGGGAATTGGACCCTTGGTTCCCAGCATTTAAGCTCTGGCTTCTTTTTTTATCCAAAAACAAGAGCTTTCCAGTTGCTGCGGCGGTTTCAATGTCGTTTGCTACTTTATCGCGTTCGTACGCTGTTATTACTTTGTTTACATCGAGTAGTTTGTTTTTGTATTTTCCTCTAGTTTCAATTTCTTCAACTACTACCGCCGTCCCGCCATTGATTTCTTTGTCTGTTACAAGCACTAGGCGGTTGCGGCGGCTTCCTTTTTCTCCCGGCTTGGAAACAAAAGCCGCCACTGGATTTTCCGATTTTTCAAGGATTTCGAGCAGCCCATCCGCTCCTAGCCCGTGATAGTTTGTGTTTTTGTTGTATCGGTCATCCATCTTGGCCCGCTCTTCGGTAACCATTGCGGCGTACGCTTTGCTCGCGGGCATTGTGACCTTTGCCGCATCGACACCGATCTCCCGTGTCAAAAAGTCCGATGTTTCCCCGATATAGATTTCGTCAGCTCCGCGATACCTGTTTTCTGCTACGCGCCGAAGTTTGTCGAGCAGTCCATCTGCAATAGACAGTTTCCCGTTCTGCTCCTCCTGCACGTTCTGCGCCGTCTGGCCCCTTGTCCGGAGCGTCTCGATCTCCCCGCTGTTTTCCAGCGTTTTCTGCGCGGAGCGGATGCGCCGCTGCCCTCTGCGGATCCCCGCGTAGGCATCCGCAAAGGCCTCCTCCATGTACCGGACCGCAAGCTCGTTTTCCTGTTCCTCCGTCATGTCCTCGGTAAACTCGCCGTAAATGCCGTCGTATGCTTCGGCATAGTCAATCGCCATGCGCAGCATTTCCTCGCGGCCGTACTCCTGCATGAGCCGGTCGGCAAGGCGCTGCAGCAGCCCCGGCTGCGCCTCCACCGCGTCGTGGAAATCCTCGTGGCGGTAGATGCGCTCCATGTCCCGTCGGCCGTCGACCTGCAAATAGATCTGCGTCCTTCCGTTGTCGCCCGTCTGGCGCACGCCTTCCACGCGCACAGTCCGGTCCCCGGACTCGACCGTGATCGCGCCGGAGACAAACGTGACGTCCTGTCCCTTTGCCGCCGCTTCCACGACGATGCGGTTCATTTTTTCGACGAGCGCCGCATCTTCCGCCCGCGCCGTGTCGATCTCGCTCGGAATGACGACGTGGATGTTTTTCTCTGCTGTGCCGCCCTTTACTCCGATTTCCCTTGCGCTGACAGCCTCTCGACCGCCGCTAATATCCGCTCGGCCGTTTTGCGTCTGCGTTCCTGCGCCTCCGGCGACTGGTCCTCCTGCGCCTTCTGCCACTGCTCCAGCTTGCTCTCCGGTACCCAGACCTGCATCCCGTTGCGCGCCGTCATCAAAAATTTCCGTTCTGCCATTGTTGTCAATCCCTTCTGTCGTGTTTTGAGCGGCCTGCTGCGCAGTGCTCGCCTCCGGCGCAGAGCGCACGATCTCCTGCAGCTGGATCTGGCGGTTCATGTAACTGCCGGGATCCGTCGCAGTTCCCTCCCGCACTTCTTCTTCGAGCTGCTGCATCACGAGCTGCGCCTGCTGCCCGAGCTCATAGGTGCTGTTCTCGCCGCGGTTCCATTCGGCGATCAGTCGGTCGGCCTCCTGCTCCGCTGCGGTCATGGCATCCTCAACATTGTTGTTCTCCGCCTGTACCGTTTCGGCCCGCTGCGTCTGGCTCTGTACCTGCTGCGCCGTGCTATTCTGCCCGGCCTGCCACTCCTTCAGGCTGATTTTATCGCCGTTCTCCGTGGACGTCAAGACCTCATCGACCGTCAACTTGCCTTTTGCGATCCGGTCCATGGTCTTTTCATCCACGCCGAGGGCGCGGATGCCCTCGCGGAACTCCTTGTAGCTCATCGGGTCTCCGGCCTGCAGGCGGCTCTCCAGCACGTCCGCAAATTCCGCAACGTCCGTCCCTTCGGCAAACACATTCTTCGCGGCGGACACCCATTCCAGCTGCGCCTCGAACGGCGTGAATGCGATGTTCCGCTTCGCTTCGGCGAACGAGCCGCGGCTCTCCATCACGCCCGTCGTAATGAGCGTGGAGAGGGTCGTTTCGATGAATTCGTCCCAACCCGGCATTTCTGCCTCCTTGCCGGTGACGTAGTTGATAAACAGCGGCTCCAGATAGTTCTGCGTGTTTTCTTCGATGATCTCGTCGATCGAGCCTCCGATCAGGCTGCCCGCAAAGCGGAAGGCCACGCGCGCATAGCCGCGGCCCAGCCCGGAGATCGCCTCCTGCACGAAGTCGCCGATGCCGCTGCCCATGCTGAATCGGCTGATACCGCCGATGAGATACTCCAGCCCTGCCTCGCTCGCACCGACGAGCGTCGAATAGGTCGACGCCTGCGCCTTGGTCATGCCCTGCTGCATGGCCTCGGTGTAGGCGTTTCCTTTTGCACCTGCAAACATGCTCGCCACGCCGGCCGCCTTGCCAGCCGCCTGCGCTGCTTCCGCGCTCAGTCCGACTGCGCCCCCGATGCCCTGCGTCGCCGCAGAGATCGCGACCATCGGCAGCATGTTGCCGATGCTGTTTGCCGCGCTGTAGAGGATCCTCTCGCCGTGGCTCGCGTTGGCGTTGATGATGTTTTCGGCGTAGTCCTCACCATAGAGCGGCAGCTGCTCGTCTGTGAACAATTGTTCGATGCCGCGTCCAAAGCGTCGCACGCCCTGGCTGAGCGAGAACATCGTCCGCTCGAACGTGTTGTCGAGCCCGGCCGCCTTTTCCGTGCCGCGCCGCAGCTCCAGCGTGTCGGACAGCATGTCGTAATACTGCTCCGCCGCGTTTTCGCCCTGCGTGTTGTAGAGGTAGGTAAAGATCTTTACCTCCTCGTCCGTCATAAACGTTTCCGAGCCTCGGGTCTCAAAATACGGCGAATGGTTAATTCCTCCGTAGATGGCCGTCGCGCGACTCATTTGCGGCCGGTTCTCCTCGTTGCCGAGCTCCAGCACCTTCGGGTCTGCCTCCGACTTCTGCGCGAAATCCGGCTTTTTGACGATGTCGGCCTCTGTCTTTTGGACTTGATACACCTTGGCATATCCCAGCTCCCGCGCAAGCTCGAGCGCCTTGCTGCTCTCCTCCTGTGCGAGCTTGTCCCACTGGTCAGCGGACCGCGTCAGATAGGAGCCGAATCTGGTCTCATCCTCGCGGTCCTTCCCGGTCGCAGTGGTACTGCTGGCTTCCCTCTGCGCATCTCCGGTCTCCCGCAGATGCAGTGCCTTCTGGCGGTATTCCTCCGCGCGCTCCCGCGTGGTGTCATACTCCCGCTGCACCTTGTCGACGCTGCGGCCGCTCAAAAACTTTGCCCGATACCTTCCGGCCTCCGCAAAATCCAGCGGGGCCGTCGTGTTGACCGCCACATGCCGCTCCGCTTTCCCGCGGGCATCCTTTCGCACCTGCTTATAGGCGCTCTTCACCGCCGTGCTGTTGATCTGGCCAGCCTTGGCCTTTGCCTTTTCAACTGTTTCCGCCCTGACCCGTGCAAGATATTCTTTCCCGATCACCCGCCGCGTCTCTTCCCGCTGCGGGTATCCTCCCTGCGTCCCATTTTCGAGCCTTCTCAGGGCTGCACCTGGAACATACTGCCCGATCGTCTGGTTAGCTTTGTTTATGATATTGTCGATCTGTTGGTCTGCTCTCTCTACGATAATATCTGCCTGCCGCTTCTCGCCCTTCTTCTTCGCTTCTTCGGCTCTCTTCTGGCGGGCAAGATACTCTTTCCCGATAATTCTCGCCATATACTATCTCCTGTATCAGTGCTCGCCGAACTCCATCAGCAGCCTATTGTACTCCTCCGTTGTCAATTGATTGGCGTCATATGCTGCATCCATTACAGCGATCAGCGAATTCTTTGCTCGCTCGGCTTCTTCTTTGGTCTTTGCATATCGCAGAGTCCTCTGGATGTCAAGATAATACTTCCTTGCCGTCGTGCTCATTTGATTCAGGTCTTTCAGGTACGGCGTGTCCTCATCCACTCCGCCCGTCACGCCGCTCCCGCTTCCCGACCCGCTCTCGCTGCCGGAGCTGTACGAGCCGCCGCCGGATCTTCCGCCGGAGCCGCCGCTGTACCCGCCGCTCTGCGCCTGCACGCCCGCGAGGATGCGCTGCGCATCCTCGCCGCTGATCCCGGCCTGTGCCAGCATCTCCGCGCTCGGCATCTGGCCCAGCTGCAGCATCGTCATGGCGAGGTTATAGGCGTTCTGGCGCTGCTGCTCGTTCTGGCTGTACTTGTCCAGCTCCTGCTGGTAGCGCCACTGCTCCCGCTGCCAGTCGGCGTCCTGCTGCGCCCGCATCTTCTGCCAGTTCTGATACGACTGGTCCGTCGTCGGCGTGCCCACGCCCACGCCCAGCACGCTCGACACCTGATCGTCCGCATAGCCGAGCTGCTGCCAGCGGTTGAGCGCCTCGTTGATGCGCAGGCTGTAGTCGCTCTGCGCGGCGCTGCCCGCATTCATCAGGGCCGAGAGGTAGTTGTACTGATCCTGCCGGGCCGTCTGCTTCTCGTTGTACCAGCGGTTATAGGCCTGCTGCTCCAGCTCCGGGACCTTGTCGGCCAGCTGCGCCTTGTAGTTGTCAGCCGCCTGACTGGCCGCCGCAATGGCCTGCGTGGAGGCAAGGCCGCCCGTCTGCTTGGCGTAGGCTCCCAGCGCGTCGCGCATCGTCCGGTCGCCCTCGCGCAGGTAGGTCTTGCGGTACTCCTGCATGGCCGTGTCGTTTTCGGGGTCCCACTTGTAGGCCCCGCCGCTGTTCTCCTGCAGGCGCTTGATCGCGGCGTCCAGCTCCTCCTGATAGGGGTTCTTCCAGCCGGTATTTGCTCCGGCTCCCTGCAGGTAGTTGGCGTACTGGTTGGTCTGCGCCCACTGGTTCAGTCCTTCGCCCGCGATCTTTTCGTTTCGCATCTGCTCATAGATCGCGGCCTGTGCGTAGTTGCCCTTCGCGGCCGCTTCGTCCATCAGCTTTTTGTAGTCCGTGTCCTTGTTGTATCCGTACTGCATGGCCCCTCCTTACTGCATGCCCTGCTGCATACCCATCTGCTGCTGCATGGCCTGCTGCGACTGCATCGCCATCGCCTGTGCCTGCTGCTGCGCAGCCTGCTCCTCCAGCAGCTTCTTGATCGTCCCCGCGCCGGGGTAATTCTGCATCTCCATCTGCGACCAGTAGCGGATCAGCGTCTGCGGCTCGCTCGGGTTGCCGTAAGCGCCGCTCTGCAGGTGCTGCGTGATCTCCTGCCACATGGCCTCGCGGTTTGCGGCCAGGCCGGACGCGTTGTCGCACGAAAAACGGAACTGATCGTTCCAGTAGAGCTCCCCCGCCTCGTCGCACTCCAGAAATGCCCACGAGTTCCATTCCGTGTCCATCTCATTTTTCCCGTGCATCTTTCGCCGCTCCTCGCAGTATGCGAGCTTGTTGCGGAAGAGGTGCTCGAAGATCTCGGCCCACGCGGCCTTCTTCATGATCTTCTTCGATTCGATTCGGCCGGCAGCCTGCGCGGCGGAGAACTCCTTGGCCTTGCCGGACGTTGCCGTCGTGTCCGTTCGTCCCTGGAACGAGTCCGTGATGCCGAGGATCCGGCGGCTCTCCTCGTAGACGTGATTGAGGTATGCATACGGCCACTCGAGGTCGCCGGTAAAATCAAACTGCTTGACCTGCGCCAGATCGGACTGCGGCATGTACCACAGCTCCTGATCCTGCCCGTCCATGCGCAGGCCGGGATTGTCCGGCATCGCGATCTTCGTGCCCCACTTGCTGATGCGCGTGATCATCTTCCGGCTCAGGTGATTCACCGTGTTCTGCTGATCTTTGATCTTGTCGCAGTCGCTCTCGCCCAGGAACGTTCCCCATGCGGTCACATTCCGCTGCAGCACGACAGGGTAGATGTTCGGGCGATAGTACGGCACCCAGTATTCCGTGTCTGCCTGCGTCTGCGTGTTGTACGGAGGCAGCGTCTCAGGCCCCAGAATCGTCTCTGCGCCGCTTTCTGCCTCCGGCGTCAAACTACCCGCTGCGCCCGCGACTGTCTCGTCCGGCGTAAACTCCGGCTCTGCCGCAGCCGGTTCCGGTGCAGCCATCCCCTGCAGGCGGTTCAGCACGTCCTCGCGGACGCCCTTCTCGCGCAGGTCGGCGATGGTCATCCAGCGTCCTTCCTCGTCCGTCTCCTCCCAGCTGCGCGCGCCGCAGTAGGCGCAGGCGTCCTTTCTCCGCCGCTCCGGCGGCAGCCCCTGCGGATACTCACCGTTTACGGTCGGGCCGACCATCTTCCAGTTTGCCGAGTCCGCCTCTGTCTGTCCGCACTTTTTGCAGCGGCGCAGGCGGCGGCTCTGGCAGTCCTCCAGCTCCTCGCAGACCGTGTCGCCCACCCAGACGATGCGTCCGACGCCGCCGTGCTCGTTGCGGTAGTAGGCTGTCTCCAGCGTGACGAGGTCCTCGGCCGTGCTGGCCTCCTCGCCGCGCAGGCTGGCGTCCTCCTCCGTCTCGTCCGAGACGTCCACGCCGTACCGGCGCTTGACGTAGCCCTTGGTCTGCGGCATGCGGATAAACATGTAGTCCATGTCCTCCGGCTCCTCTACGCCGTCCTGCGGGATATAGCGCTTGGGGTGCAGCACCGTGATACTGTTTTCACCGACGGTCGTGTGCGTCCGCTGCGCGCTGTCCCACTCCACGAGATACAGCACGCCGCCCTGCACCTTGCAGGTGCGCTCTGCGCGGTCGTTGATGCGCTCCGCCGGCAGCCGGTCGAGCTCATCCAGGAGCATAGCCTCGATCATCTTGCCGAGCAGGTTGTCCTGCTGTCGGCTCGGCGTTACCTTCCCGGTCGGCATACTGTTGTCGATCTCCGATTCGATGTTTTCGCTTGTGATGTTCCAAACGTGCGGCGTTTCCGTCGGCTCGTCGATCCCGTTTTCTACCAGCGGCCGCAGCGCGTGGCCGCCCTTGTACTGCAGCTCGCGCGCGTCCATCTTGTCAAGCTCCCCGGCGTAGGCCTGCAGGTTGCGGTCCAGCTTGTCCTGCCACTTGTGCAGGATCTTTTTTTCGTTGTCCATGTTGCCTCCTTAATGCAGCGCACTGCCGGCGTAGTATTCAATGGCGAGGCTGTGCAGCGCCCACTCTCCCGTCGCCTCGATGCGGATGCGGAAATGGTCGCACCGGTGCGGCACGACCGGCAGGTAATAGCTCCGCTTGCCCGCTGCGGTCAGCGTTGCGACGCTTTTCCACGTCCCGCTGCTGTCGTACTGGATCTTGACGGTCACGCTCGTGCCCATCAGACTCAGCCGCAGCAGCAGCTTGCTCACGGCTTTCCGGTTTGGCGACTCCATCGTAAAGTCCGCAAATTCCACAAAGCTCGCCACGGCCGCCTTGTTTTCTGCCCACGGGCCTCCCTGCCCCTTGAGCGTCGTCAGCTCCTTGCCGGTCGTCATTGCGATGATGGACGGCAGCAGCGTCTCCGCGCCCTCCGTCAGCGCCATGCTGTCGATGTTAGGGCTGTCCTCCACGGTCCAGATGCCGCGCAGCCCATCGAAGTGATAGAGCCTCGGCCCGTCCTGATTTGGCGTGAGCTGGATATAATAGTCCGTTCCGTCGCTCTGTGCGAGGCCGCCTCTGTACTCACCCGGCCCAAAAATCTGCTGCAGATCCTGCGGGTAATCCCCGTCGTAGGCCATCATGCCCTGCGGAGAGTAGTAAAACAGCAGTCCGCCCGCTGCGCCGAGGCTGTGCTGCATGCCGTGCGCCACGCCCGGTGCGAGGATCTCGCTCGTCTGGAATGTCGTGGCGTCCGCCCCGTAGATCCGCAGGATATAGCCCTCGCGGAAAAACGTTGGGTAATGCCAGCCGACGCCGCCCGTGATCTCGCCGCGGGTCTGCAGCTCCACGTACCAGCTGTCCGTGCTCAGCCCGTCAAAAACGTAAAAGTTCGTCGGGTCTCCGAGCGCGCTGGCAAAGATCTCCTTCTTGTCCGCGCCCCACAGCCTGTTTTCAAACTCAAAGCACACGTCCATGTCCGGCACGCTGCGCCGCAGCGTGATCGTCCCCGTCTCGCTGTACGAGGTCTGCTTCTCGCCGCTGGCGCTTAGCGGGATCTTAAAGCAATAATCGGAAAAGGCAATGCTCTTTGAACCGATCTCGCGGATGATCGCGATCTTGTTGTTGTCCGGCTCCGTGGTCAGGCCGTCGATCTCCACGGCGTCTCCGGCCTGAAATCCTGCCTTTGCAAGATCGGCCGATGCCGGGAGATTGATCGTCAGCGTATTGGCCGTGGCGGCGGCTCCGTAGATCGTCCCGTCCGAGATCGTGATCTTGGTCGCCGTCAGCTCCGCCTCCATGCTCACGACCCACGCGCCCATGCTGCTGTCCCACTCGTCGCCGGTCCAAACGAAGAGCGACCATTTCGGGTCCTGCGGATCGTTATTGGTGTTGATGACGTATGCCGTTCCCTTTTCGGCGCTCGTCGGCAGGGCTGCCGGATTGGCCGCCGTCCCTGCAACGGTGTATTTTGCCTGCACCAGCTTTTTCGCGGGCATCAGCACGATGCGGTCCCCGAAGCGCACAAACTTTGTCTCGCCTGTCCCGACGTATGCGACCTTGAGGTTGAGCAGCGCCCACTTGTACCACAGCCAGCCGTCCGCATCGACGTACCACATCGCGTGGTTGTCAAAAAACATCTCCGTTGCGCCGGTCAGCGTTCCGCCGTTCCGGCGCTTATCGCGAGAGCGCAGCAGGGGATAGTCCCGCGCGCTCATATTTTCCATGTCATAGATCTCGCCGTCCCCGGCGTTCGGGTGGTGCCGCAGACCGCCGAACTGCACCTGCTGCGACCGCGCGATCCCGGAGCTATAGGCCATGCCCGGCAGTCTACCCATTCTGTCTCCCCCGTTCCAGCCGCTTTTTCGCGGCCTGCATCTTTCGCTCCGCCATGGCTGCCCGGTCGCCGGTGATCGCGTCCATGTCGTTTTCGACCTGCCAAAATAGATGTTCGAGGCCCGCCATCAGTTTGCGGTGCCAGCGGTTGAGCGCGGCCGTGTCAGCCGCGGCGTTGCCGGTCAGCTCCGGCGGCTCTCCCGCCAGCTGTCGGATATTTTGCAGCATATTTCCCTCCTATCTCAAAATGGGTTGCCCCATTTGCCGATCAGATAGGCCCGCTCCGTGGCGTCGGCCGATCTGTAGTCCTCCCATTGATCCTTATCCCATTTGACGCGCTTGTGCCGCGTCTCCACGGTCGCCCGTTGCTGCTGGCGCACATAGTAGGTGATCGCCAGTGCCATCACGCAGTCGTCGTGCGCTCCCTCGACCGCCTCCGGCCGTCCCTTGCTATTGCGGGCGAAGGTCAGCATCTCGTTGAGGCAATCCTCATCGTCGATCAGCTCCGGATGCTCACGCATGATCCCCTGCAGCTCCGCGATGATGACCGGCCGCGTCAGACGGTCCGTCTTAAAGCCGAGCGCCTCGCGCACCACATGCGTCAGGCTATCCTCGACCTGCCGCACGAACTGCCGCTGATACCGCAGCCGTGAAAGCTCCTTGATCGGATGCGTCGAAAAGTTGGCCTCGATGCCAACGAGGGCCTGATTGTACCACATGCCGAGGCACCATACCTCCCGCGCAAACAGATCCTCGTCGGTCCTCGTGCGGTACTTTGCCACGAGCCGCCCCGTGATGTTATCGATGACGCACGCAACGAACCAGTCCGACCCCTCTCCCGCCGTGTCCGCGCCGATGACGTAAGGGTGTCCCGCCTTTGGCTCCTCCCAGACGAGCGTCTCGCCGTCTTCCGCGTCCGTAAACGCTGCGTCTGTGATCGCAGTCTCGTCGTAGCGGTATGCAAATCTCCCGCGCCGGACCGGCTCCTTGCGGTCCATCAGGCGGCGCATCAGGATCTCTCGATGGAAAATTGTCTGGCTCAGCACGCCCCACTGCCCGAGGCAGTATACCTGATAATAATACGGGTCCGTCTCGCGGAATGCCTCCAGCGTCAGGCGGTCCTCCTCCGGCAGAAAGCGATTGTCCTTGTACGTCGTCCGGCTCGTCACGACGCGCGCGTCCTCGCGATCGAAAAACCGCTTTTTCAGCCAGTGCGTAATGGAGATCGGGTTGAACGAGATGATGATCTGCTTGTAATACTTTCTCTCGCCGCGGAGGCGGATGTCCAGCTGGTTGAAGTCTCCCTCCAGCAGCTCGCTCGCCTCCTCGATCCAGATGCCCGAGATATCGTGGATGGACTTGAGCTTTTCGACGTCGTCCAGCCCGGCGAACAAAATTTCGCTCCCGTTGGTAAACGTGATGTACATGTCGCCGCTCTTGCCGCGCGGGATCATCCTGATCGCCGGGCCGTAGTACTGCATGGCCTGCGCCTTGAGCTGATCAAAGCAGCTCTCGCGCAACGTCTTGGCGACCTTGCGCACCACGAGCATCCTGTGCCCCGGCTCCGTCGCGCAGCGCTCCAGCACCTTGCGGCCTGCAAAAATCGACTTGCCGCTGCCGCCGCCGCCCATCAGGATCAGGTGCCGGTGATGGTCAAAAAACAGGGGCAGGAAAACGGCGTTGTTGGTCTCGCACAGCTGCTTGTACCACAGCGCAGCCTGCAGCGCCTTGTCGTCCATTTCCCTGCCCCCTTTTTACTTACTCATGCTCCCTCAGGTGAGCGAGCTGCCAAAGCTCACGCCCGCGGCCGCGAAGGCGCGGTAATCGTAGAAGCCGCCCGTGAATCGGGCGTTGCCCTTCCATACGTTCGCGTCGTTCTCGGCAATCTCGCTGCGCACGGTCAGCGGCTTGCGGTCGACATCCACGGCGCCGTAGTAGCGCTTGTTGTACGCCAGATCGGCGAGGATCCACGGGTAGCCGCTCGTCCCCATGTATGCGTTGAGGTACGGCGCGATGATCACGTTCCAGTTGCCGAACTGGTAATTGAACTTGTTGCTCGCGGCCGTGCCGGTGTCGTGGTACGCGCCCAGCACGCCGAAAACGTCGGCCTTGGCCTTGGCGTCGTTCGGAATGATGATGGTGTCCGGCTCAAGGCCCGCGGGCTCGCCGCTGTCGGTCTTGAGATTTTGCATTGCCGTCGCGACGAGGCCGAGGTTAGTCTCAGAGAACGCGTTGGAGAATGCGTTGCTCTGCGTCTTGCCGGTGCGCTTGATCTTATGCGACTGCGAAAACAGCTTCACGTCGTCCTTGGTCTTCGTCGAGAAGGTCTCGACGCCGAGCTTCATCGTGTCGTTGTTCTGCAGCGCCGTGCCGAGCAGGCCCCAGAAAAACTTGGAGCGTGCGCGCCAGTAGTCGTCCAGGAACTGGATCGGCTGCCCCTTGAGCACGCTGCCGAGCTTGTCCTCCATCATCTCCATGGAGATGGAAAAACTGCCCTTCCAGGTGACGGGGCGGAAGGTCTTGAAATAGCCCTCCTCGATGCCGCCCTGCGGATATGCGCCGTTCTCGCCGACCGGCTCGAAACTGTTGCTGCCGGTCAGCCCGCCGAGCGTGGTGCTCGCCGTCGTGATCGGCATGTTTACGAAGAGATCCTGCAGCGCATTGCCCTCCTTCTGCATCCACGCCTCATACTCTCTCTCCAAGAGCATGCGCAGCGGAGACTGCAGCTCGCCAAAGAGCGAGTTGGTCACGTTGCTGGACTCCGAAACGATAATTCCTGCCAAATATTTCCCCTCCTGTCTCTGTTAGCCCGTGCTCGTCACCGTGCCCGGGCGGATAAATCTGCCGCGGACCGTGTCGCCGATCTCCGTGCCCTTGAATGCCACGACCTCAAAGACGCCGTTGGTCGTGGTCGCCGTGGCCTTGGAGCCGGTCGTGTCGATCGTCACCATCTGGCCGACGGCCGCGGCGGTGTTGGACGCACTCCACTCCGTCTCAAAGATCGTCTCCTCGTGCACGCGGATGCAGGGGATCACGTCCCCGGCAGCCACCGTGCCGCCGTACATGCTGATATAGTCCGGCCGCGTTGCGCCGGTGCACTTTGCAAGCTTGCCGCTCGTGAGCGTCAGCGCCATGCCGACGGTGCATGCCCCGATGGCGGATGCCTCGAGGTATTCCCACGGCTCGGGCTGCCCGTCGCGGTAGCTCTGCGGTAAAAATGCCATTTGTCCTCCTTCCGGCCGTTATCCGGCCTTGTGTGTCTTGTTGTAATGTGCGGAGATCTCCGCATCCGTCGCATTGGGGTTGAGTGCCTTATAAAAGGCCTTGACCCCTGCCGGGACGGGTGCCGGGGTGTCTCCGGTCGTCTGCCGTGTCCGCTGCTGATGCTGCAGCCCGGCCGCAGCGTTTCGCGCCGCCTGTTCTCCTGCTGCGCGCTGGCCGCGCTGCAGGGCATCAAAGTTTGCCAGCCGGTATGCATCGACGTAGTTGTTGCCTCGGCGTACCGCATCGGCAAATTTGGAGCCGGTCTCCATCGCCATGATGTCGTCCAGCGACTTGATGGCGGGATTCATCCGGCGGATCTCCGCCAGCTCCGTCTCGCGGCGCTGCGAAAACTCCTGCGCTCCGGCTCTCTGCTCGGCTGCCTCGGCGCGCTGCTGCGCCTCCTTGGCCCCGCTGAGGATCTGCTGGATCTCCGGCGACTGCATCAGGGCCTGCTGCAGCCCCTCCGGTGTCAGCCGTCCGGCCTTGAGGTCATTTGCCAGCTTGGCGTTGGCCGTGGCGGCCTGGAATGCTCTCCAGTCCTCCATGTTTTCCACGGTTTTGCCCGTAAACGGATCCTTGATCCCGGCCTTGCCAAAGACCTCTTTCTCCCACTTGGCCCGCTCGGATGCCAGTGCGGCATCGATCGCCTCCCGCTGCTCCCGCTCTCTGCGGGCCGCAGCCTGCTGGCGGCGGGTCTCCTTGTCCTGCGGCTGCTGCGCCTCCTCCTGCGGAGCGTCCTCCGCGTCCGGCTGCGTCTCTGCCGCGTGATCTTCCGCTTCTTCGGTTTCCGCAGGGGCGGCGACCTCCTGCCCGTTTTCGCCTTCCGGAGTCTCGTCAGCGTCAGGGGCGGCGGCTCCCTGCTCGTTTGCGCCTTCTTCGGGCTGCGGCAGCCCAAACTTCTGATACCAGTCCATGTTGTCCCTTTCTGCCCCTCAGGGCGTCACTTGTTGCTGCCCGCGTTGCCGCTGAGCTTCTTGCCTGCCGTCATGCGCAGGTCCGTGCCGGTGTGGATCCGGCTCTGATCCGCCGTCGGCTTTTTGCCAAAAGGCGCCTTGACGTACTGCTGTCCGCCGTGGCCGATCTTGCCCGCGTAGCCGTCTCTGCTGTCTGCCATGCTGTCCCCTCCTCTCACCGGTTTTGGCCATTTTACCCCAAAAGCCGTGTTAGTTACCGTCAACTTGTCATGCCGCGTAAATATGCAAATAGAGCGCCCCGCGGTTCTCCGCAGGGCGCTCTATTTCCGGCCTTATTCGGTTTTTTCTTCCGGCAGGCCCGCCACGCTGGTCAGCAGGCTGAGCACGCCCGCCAGCGCAGAAGCGCTGGCCACAACGGCCCAGTTGACCTCGCCGATCACGGCGCTCGTGCCGATCGTCGCCACGGCCGTCTGCGCCACCGTCTTTACGGCGCGGATCGCGGCCGCCTTGAGCCACTTCTTCCAGTTTCTCATATTCTTGTCCTCCTCATTTGATGCCCATCCTTGCCAGCAGCCACGCGACGACCGCGCCGACTGCCACGAGGATGATCTTTTCCACGACCTTCTCCCAGCGCTTTCCGGGCGCTGCCTGCAGTGCCTCGATGCTCTTGCGCACCGCCTTGATGTCCTCGCCGCTCTTGGCCACGTCCCTCCGGATCGTCTGCTGCTCCTGCGCCATCACGGCCACGCTCGTGGCCAGCTTGTTCAGGGCCTTCTGATCCTCCTCCAGCTCATCGATCCGGTGCGTGTTGCTTTTGCTGCGCTGCTCCGTCTCCGTCAGCTTTTGGATCAGCTCATCCTGCGTCACCGCCTCACCGCCTCTCCAGATACTCGAGCTTAGCGTACCCGGTCGCGCCCGCTGCGTCTATAACGTACAGCCACTCCCCGGTGTGGTACCCGTAGCAGCTGCACTTGCTGCCGTCCGGCATCACGCGGATGCTGGTGTACTGCGTGCCCGGTCCCTTGCGCAGGTTGAGCCCGCCGTTTGCCCGGACGGCGTAGCCGCGCCGGTATCCAGCCGTGTACTGCTTCGGCGGCTGCACTTTGTTGTCGGGCACGACCGTCGTTCCGCCGGAATACACCGCCTTGCCGCCGGGGCCGTATACGCTGTAGCCCGTCGGGCAGGCCGCAATGGCGTTGCTGAGATCGCTGTACGCCCCGATCTGGCTGGCTGCGTCGCCCCAGCTCCTGCGGATGCGGTATAGCTCCTTCGGCGTCGGCTCCGGCGCGGGCTGTGGCTTGTCCGACAGCAGCTCCGCCACGCGCCGCCGCAGCATCCCCATCGTGTAGCCGTGCCGCGGCCACCAGTTATCCGGGTCGTTGTGATCGGAGCCGTAGCCCCGCTGCCCGGCCTCGTTGTGGCTGACGATCTCCGTGATCGTGGGGTAGGCCCGCATCAGGTGCGCGCACAGCTCGGCCGCAAGTTCAAACGTTTCGCGGCAGTAGGCCGCGTCGCGGTGGTCGTCCTCGCAGATCTCAAACTGGATCGCGCAGTCGTTGTAGCTGCCCTTGCGCCCGGAGCCGACGCCCCAGCACCGCATCTGCCACGGCAGCGTCTGACATACTGCGAGGCTGCCGTCGGCCAGCCTGCCGAGAAAGGCGTGCACGCAGACGTACAGGCCTTCCCGGTTCCAGTCGTTCCCATACCGGTTTTCGCCGAGGACGGCTTTCGTTTCGGCTGCCGTCAGCTTGCGCTCCTGCGGCTGATACTGCATCATCCCGGCCGTCTGACCCGGCGCGGGCTGCACGTACCGGCTGATACTGGTGTTATTGGCCGCTGTGCTGTGTACCATGATCTTGGTCGGCGTCATCATCCTCCCGCGCTGGTAGCACTCGTTGGCCACCAGCAGGCACTGATACTGCTGCATCTTGTCCTCCTCTCGCGCTTACAGCGCCTCAAAAAATTCCTCGTCCGTAAGGCTCTCCGCCTGCCCGGACCGGATCGCGATATACCGCCGTATCCCGTCGGTATACCGCATCCCCTCCTCAATCTCCATACCGGGTACAAAGTAGATCATGCCGTGACCACCTCCACATAAATTCCCACCAGCTCCGCCAGCGTGTTATACACCGGATTCCCGGTATCGCGGGTGCACTTATACAGCACACCGCCCTGCGTGTAATACTTGCCGTTTTCCAATTCCATGTTGCCGTTGTAGGGGATCGGATCGTACTTCGTGCCGTCGTGCTGCTCGCAGATTTCCTCCCAGAGGCTTTCCGTCCCGGTCTCGCCGGGTGCCCAGTTATCTTGGGAGGTGTGCTCCTGCCGGAGCTTCCAAAGGCGGCCGTTGCGGGTTATTTTATAGCCCACCGGGCAACCATTCGCGGTCGTATAGGCTTTCCCCGACTCCCACGGGGGATAGTAGTCTTTCATACGGACTGCAACTGCGTCGTCCACGGAAAGCGTGTTGATTTGCTGGCGGATGAGCATTTCACTCACCTCGCCAATTGTGTATGGGCGATGCTTTTCTTCCGCTTCATAGCGGAGTCGCACCTCCTCCATTTCCGCGATTTCTTCGGCGGTCATTTCGCGGATTACGCCGTTTTCATAGATTTTCATCGTGCCCACACCTCCAATTTCCCAGATACCGGAGCATACGTAGAGTTCAGAATTGTCATCTTGATCTTTGTTGCCTTGCCGACGTTGGCAACTGTATTGTAAGGTGAAACGAGCGGATGCGGGCTGAAATTTCCGGATGATATTGCCCCTCCAGATCGCATTGTAAGCCACACCTGCCCGTTATATTTAGCTGTGCTGTACCCATAAATGCTACTCCCGCTCTTCGTGTTTAACGCGAATGAGCTATTTACCGTAACGTCGTTTATTTTCAGAACAAGATTGCTATCCGTGGATGTCGCATTTTGGATGCCGCCCCATACAGCATAAATTTCCGTGCAGTTATTTAATCCGTTTTTTGAAAACGAGTCAGTCGCTTCTGTGATTTCCACGTCGATAATCTTCGTCCAGCTTTTCCCCTCATTCCCGCTCGGCATATCCACCGGCGCCCACGCGGTCGGTTTCCCGCTCGCGTCGACCGCTGTGATTTTGGCGATCTGCCCGACCGTCGCGCCGGTCACGCCGAGGGAGAGGTCCGTGCCGGAGGCTCCCTTCTGCGCCATCAGCTGCCACTCTCCATCAACGCCGGGGATAGCCCCTATAGCAGGGGTATCAGAGGCAAATACATAGCTGCTGCCCTCGTAGGACACGGCATCCAGCCGGTTATACGCCGTTTGTGCAGAGTACTCTCCGCGCCAGTTGATGGCTGCGCCTCCCGCTCCGACCTCCTGCCAGACGCCCACATACTCCGTCGCAGACATCCCGTATATGACAAAGCCAGCGCCGATAGTCGTTGCCTGATTGAGCTGGATGACGGAGCCGCTGCTCACGGCGATCAGGTTGTTTGCCGTGAGGCTTCCGCCCTCGATGGTGACGGTACCGGAGTATAGCTCTGCGCCGTCTCCTTTGGAGATGCACATCCAAACTGTGCCGTCCTGCGGCAGCTCGGCAACCGGGATGCCGATATAGCTGGCTACGGCGCTCATCTTCCGCAGCCCACCGCCGGTGCTCCCACCGGAGCCGCCCTCGGGGATCGTGATCGTCAGCGCCTCGGAGCCGTCGTATGTCCCGGTTGCCGCGCCTGTAAACGTCAGGGCTTTGGGGTTTTTCAGCGCCGTCGGCAGCTTGTCTCCCCACGCCGCCGCGCCATCCGCTCCGACCTGCAGCAGTTTCCCGGCATCTGCTGCCGCGCTATCGGGTAGCAGCTTGAGCAGCGCCTTTTGCGCTTCCATATACGCCGCCACCCACGCCGTATCCGGGATGTACCCGCTCAGTGGCGTATTTTCGTTGAATTCCGTGATGAGCTTTTCGATCTCCCACGCCTCGTCTCCGGCGTAGACTGGGATAGACCCGGCTGCTGCATCCTGCATCGCCGCGTTAAAGTTGCCCAGCACCGGCGGCAGCTCCGCGCTGCCCCCGGACGGTCCCTGCGGTCCCTGCGGTCCGGTGTCGCCCTTATCGCCCTTCGGCCCCTGCGGGCCCTGCGGCCCGGTATCTCCCTTATCGCCCTTATCGCCCTTCGGCCCCTGCGGCCCCTGCGGGCCTGTTTCGCCGGTGTCGCCTTTTGCGCCGGGCGCCCCATTTGCGCCCGCTGCGCCTGCGGCCGCGCACAGCTCCCACAGCTCGTCCACGCCCGGCTCGTCTCCGGCCGTGCTGGCGTTCTCGTCCGCCCAGACGTAACTGCTCCCGTTGTGCTCCACGGCGTCGAGCTTGGCGTATGACGTCGAGGCATCCCACGCCCCGCGCCAATTAAACGGCTTGCCATCCTTGCCCGGCTCTCCCGCTGCGCCCTTGAGGCTGGCCAGCCACTCGGCCTCCGTGCCGGTGTAGCCGTGCGCCTTGGCGATCCCGTAGGCGCTCAGGTAATAGCCCTGCTCCACGGCCCTGCCGTAGACCGGCCGGATGCACTTGGCAATGTGCCGCGCCAGATCGTTCCACGCGGTGTTGTACCGCTGCATCGTGTTGGTGTAGCGCTCGTACTCGCCGTTGGCAAAGTCGACCTGTGCCTCCATCCACAGCAGATAGATCCCGTCGTATGGATACGGCGCGGCCAGCGCCTCGGTCGGCGTCGCCGAATACGGCGTGATCTCGCTTAAGGCCAGCAAAAAGATCTCGTGGAGGATCTGCCCCTCAACCTGATTGAGCCAGTCCAGCAGGATCGTATCGTCGATCTCCGCCGGGATCGGCTTGAGCTTGCGCAGCCGCTCAAA